CATGAGCGACTTACTTAAATGCCAGGCGTCGGGCCTGTAGCCGAATATCTTTTTTACATACTTCCAACTCTCCCGCTTATACCAGAATTGTTTTGGCAGGTTCTTGAAGCTGCTTTCGAAGTAGTTTTCGTTTTCGACCGCATCCATTACCGCATTGAAGAAAGCAGCAATGAAGATGAATATGGCGGAGATCATGATTTCTTATTCCCGAATAACTGCCAGCCGAGTAACCCGCCAACCAATAAAATGCCCCCGGTTACCATCATTCCTACTGCACCGTGAGTGCGTTCGGGTATTGTTGATTCGTTCTTGTCATAGCCTATAGCCAGTAGCACAGAGCCAATTACAACAGCTACCAGACACCAGAAGATCGGATTACGTGATTCAGAATTTTGATTTGTCATAAAAATAATTTGAGTTAAATTTGAATCTCACATCTTTAAATCTCCTAAGAGACTTTTAAAGAACTTGATTTTCATAACCGAGCTGCGTTTCTACGTGGCTTTTTTATTTTACATTTCCAATTATACCTGTAGTATCAACTTGCAGCACTCCCCGTTTAAGAATTACCGCACCGATATTGCCACTGTTAAGTAATTTGATCGAATCACAGCAATTGATACCTTTAACTGGCGGCCAAAAAGAAGATTGTTTTTCGGGCTTCCCGTAATCTATTACCTGCTTTTGCTTGTGAAAGCATTTAACGCAGATCAATTCCTTGCCTTCCTGTATGCCGGTTGGCCAGGAATATTCCTGATATGCCCCACCGCCTAAAGTAAATTCAGGCTGCTCTACTTTTATGGTAGCTTGCTCAACCTCTACGAATACATGTTTGCATTCGGGTGCATTGAACCCTTGAATGAAGTAGGCTGCCGTAAGCAGAATGAGTATAAATGTTGTTAATCGCATATTGGTTTATTTTATCACCGCCGCCCCGCCAGCAACCAATGCCAACAAAGCCGCAATTTTTGTTTTCAATCGTTCGCGCTTTATCGTCTTTCTTGCCTTCGTATAATCATCGGCCAGTATTTTATGGGCATCCATTAACAAATCATATTGCACTTTCAGTTCTGCGTACAGCTTCTTCTGTTCGGTCAATGCTTTCAGGTAATCGGCGCCCTGCTGTTCAACCTGAACATTCAGACTGTCAACCACATCTTTATATTGCCCATACAGAAATGCGAAGTTTTCAGCCTGTTCTGCCAGACTATCACATTTTCGGCCAAACTCGGTTGTATCGGGTCTTGAAAGCTCCTTGATCTCTTTAGTCAGCCTTGTTACTGTAGTGGCATATTTATCTGCCTGTTTCTGTATAGTTACCTTATCGGCTTTAAGCGCGGATATAACGCTATCCTTCGCATGGCCGGATGTTTCCATGCTGTCGATTGCTTTTAACATACCAGGCTCTCGCTCTTTAAATGCTTTGTTTGCAGCCATTACCCTGTCGTAGTCGTCTTTGTGGCTATCCGTCTGCTTCGGTTCATGGAGCAGGAAATAAAGCAGGACAATAACGCCAACTACCAACGCTCCTATGATAATATTTTTGGACATATATTTAGGGGAATCCCCCGGCCTTACGGGGTCAGGGGATAGTTTAATTAAGCTGTGGGTTCGTCAGCTGGTGGTATTGGCGGTTCATTCGGAATCGGATTTTCTTTTGAGGCGGCCAATGTTTCCAGTGTAGTAATGTTAACTTCTGCCCTGGCCAGCGATTCATCACTGACAGTCCCATCTTTCACTTCTTGAAGAAGGGTTTTATAATCTTCCGCGATGTTAGTTGTAACCGCGTCAATGCGAGTTAGGATTGCGTCAAAGCGTTCCTGTTTAGTTGCCATGATTTCAATTTTTGAATTAATAGATTTGATTTCGGTAAACAGTTTATCATCACTGTGGTGATGAATGTGGATGTGTATTTCCATACCTCATTTATTAACAGGTGGATTATTCACCTCAACTTTATCTTGGTCGCTCGGCGTAAGGTTTGATACATAGTTGTCTTCCGTGTCGACCAGCATCATACCGATGAACTTGATAACTGCCGTCAATAATACGTTTACAACAAGTATGATTCGGGTGGCCTTCAACTCATTGTCGAATTTCCAGCTTTGTAAAACGAGTACTGTTGCTGGTATCATCACCAGTAACATCCCTCTCTCGAAGTTCCTCCACCATTTTGGTGCTGGCCTACTCGCGCCTTGTGCGCTTATGATTGTTGGCATATGTTATGGGGTTTTATTTTTCCTTTTCATATCAATGTATTTAGCAATATTCAAGCCTGCCGTCGTTAATGCAGCAATGATGGCAGCAATTGCCGCCCAGTCGCTGACCGAGAATTTTGCAATAAACAATAAGATAAAACTAGCGCAGGTTGCCAGTATGTTATTCGTGCCTGCCCAGCCGTTATCGTGCATATTTGACTGTCCCATTAGTATTGCCCTCACTATGATTAGCTACAAGTCGGGCAAGGTTTAATAATTCAATTCGGACGGATATAGGTTTGCAGTTTGGCATCTAATACTTCAATACAACAACATTATATTTGTAATAAGGATAATGGTTTTGGCTGAGTTTAGGTTCCATGCTGTACAATCCACCAGTCGGTTCCGTCGCTTATTATAGTCACGCTCTCCCCATTGCCTAACATACTGGTTGTTACGCTGGCGTTTTCCCTAATTGCAATGCTCAAGTTTATCACTCTGGTAGCGATACCCCCCTGTTTAATTATCAATACCCTATTTGTATTACCAGATGCAGATGGTAACGTTAAGGTTCTGTCCGCTGTCATAGTACTATATACAATTGCATAGTCAGTTGAGGCTATAGTATAATCTGCATCGCTTACAATATGAATGTTTGCTTTGACAGCTCCACCAGTAAGGTCAGAGCTACCCGTTGGCACAGCCGCCACCTCTATGGCTCCTGTAGCTGGATTAATTGATGCCATATTTGCAGGAGTACTTACACTATCTTTAACAGGTATATGCACTTTCGCATCGTCAGTAATGTATAATGATGCCTGTTGAGTGTTAGTCGATCCATTGGGCGTATACCACGCATGCGATTTATGCGTGTTCGAACTATAGAAGTAATTGCGATATTCACTTACCCCTTGGTTGCTAAATGGCATATATGAACCGCGCTGATTAGCACTCCCTGTCGCCGCGCCTATCATGCCGTCAACGGGTAGTATTAAATGACCAACGGCAGAAGAAAATCCCGTTGGCACCAAAGTAGTTGCAAGACGAATGTTACCAAGGTTAAAGGCATCACCAACATTGGTTAAATAATATCCCAATTGCTGAGTACCGGTTGACCCATTCGGGATGTACCAGGCATGGGACATATCACCTGCGGTTCCATAATAATAATTTCTCAACTCGACAACACCAGTATTACTAAAGGGTAATATTTTCCCATACCGATTTGTGGCACCTGCCCATGCGGTCAGTCCAACGTTATAGGGTAGTATAATATCGCCGTCTGATATTGTAGATGGCGCTGTAGCGCCCCCGGTATAGATGTTCTTTGTGGTCCTTGTGTTATAGAATAGCGTATCACGATGGCTATAATGCCCATACAATAATTTACCGCTATTGATTATGGTTTCGTAAGCAATAGTGTGCCCCAGATCCGTAGGATGCACATTATCGCCTGCGAGTGTACCATTTCTATTGCCGGCACTAAAGCAATCAATTACCTGATTAGAGGGGTATGTTGAATTAATATAGGCAGCCACGGTGGGCGCCGATGTAACATCGTATAAGCTATTTACAAAAACAAAACGAATGCCCGCCCGTTCTATCCTTACTTTTATCGTGTCAATATTCGGATGCCAGGTGCTGGATGAGATACCAAAACTAACATCGTTTACCCCTCCACAAAATAATACCTGTCGTGGTTTTCGCGCTATAACTTCAGGAATTACATTTATGAAGCTTTGTGTATAATCTGCTGGTCCCGCTTCAATGCTGACTGTGTAATTTCTTTGAAGTAAATATGCGACCGAGTATTCTGCATATGTAGCATTGTAACCCGCAAACTTACTATCACCAAGAACTAAAACATCGACATTCTTTGGCTCGGTACTAGTAACTTGAAATTTGTAAACTTTAAAACCCCCTCCTATATTAAAGATGGAGAACCTGCCCGCATTAGGTAATGAACTTCCTCCGAATCCAAGCATTATCGGAACAAAAGTTGTTGCACTATTAGTCGTCACATTACGCACCGAAGCAATAAAGTCTTTTCCGCTTCGCTCATATGTTACCTCAACAGAATCATTACTTGACCAGCTAAACGCAGATGCCTGATCGTATACGACGCTACCATCTACCCAGATTACCAGGTGATTATTCGAGGTATTAATCTGTGCCAACGTGGAATGAGGGAAGAAAGAATTGTAGCTGTTGAGTCCAACTCCGCCGCAAGTACTTCCGCCAGTTATAATAAATCCAGCAGTTATCTTCCAGTGATTAAGCAACGTGTAGTGATCAGTAGAAATAGCATCAGATTGAAGGTCAAGCGTTTTAGAGAAATTACCTGCACCAGACGCAAACACAATATTTCCTCCAGATAAAGAGTACCCAGAGCTATTGTCTATAAATTCTGATATGCTAGAAAATCCTACTTTGTTATAAATAGAATCAAGAAACTGCTCCTTTCGAGTAGAAAACTGAGTTGCCAAAACTGAGGTATCTCCTTTTATATTAACATCATTCGTATTCCCTGTAATGGCAATTGTCGCATCACTGGTGAGCGACTTAAATTGTAGATCAACTCCGGATTTTGTTTTGAATAAACCTTCACCCGTACCCTGGTTACTGGCTGTATTGGCCTCCCCTCCCCCGCCTATAATAGCAGCAAAACTATCGATAGGAACCACCTTCATAGTATCATTCTTAGTCACCCATACGGCATCTGGTGAATTAGTATATAAACTATCGCTTGCCTGCACCCAAAGTTTTGGAGGTACATTACTTGCTCCTGCCCCAAACGCTATATAATCAGGAAATACGGTCATCCCATGATGATGCACAAATCCGCTGTCATATGCGTGTAGCGTAAGGGTATTAGCTACAGTTAAAAAAGAATTAGTACCTGAGCCAGGATATCCCCCCTGGACCGCAAATGCACCCGCGCTATCTATAAATAAATCGTGTGATTGCATATTCAGGTAGCGGTCACGAATACCGAGAGTGTCTTGCAGGCCAAGGGTGTCGGAGCTACCAGTTGGCGCATCCATAGCCACGACCGTTCCAACATTGCCGCTGATGGCACGAAATCCCAAGATCTTTGGTGCTGTTGTAGCCGGGATAGCTTTTATCTGTAATGAATCATTTGGGCTAATATAGGTAGTCGAACCCAAAGACATAGATGATGTCTTACTCGCATTCGCTACAAGAAAATCTATTGTAGGATCAATTACATTGCCTCTTAAATCTAATTCAGCATACCTGCCACCACCATTGCCCCAATGGAATAATGAAGTTGTTGATAATTGACTGCTTAATTCGCCATGTACACTATCAGTACTGCTATTATTAACATCTTTCAGCCCCCAGGCCAATTGCAAAGCAGTCGCATCGGCAGTGCTATCAGAATAGAATCTGAATACTTTTATATTATTTGGATGGTTCGGATCTGCTCTATTGCTATTTATATCCAACGCCTTCAAGTTATTTAGAAAGAACCAGTGCTGCGCCCAGTCTTGCTGATAGTCGCCGTTTGCGGTTAGGGCCGTATTGGAGATGTTTTGACTCGCTCCACTTGGGAAAATCAATGTCCTCGCTTGACCATTTATTTTAAACCCAATTGTAGTATCATTCACCTTGTACATAGTATCCACCTTGCGTCTTGAATCGTATACTCCTTTTACGATCATATTCCTGAATACCCCATTTTTGCGATACCGAACTGTGCTATCATTCAATGCCCATAATGTATCGATTCCGATCGCACCACCGCCGCCTGTTCCTGCTCTGGCGGTATCAATCCAGTCGATCATGCCACGCAATAGTGTATTTAGCCTGAGGTTAGTAAAGGCTGTAGCGGCATTATTAGTAATATACTTGTTATTGTAGTTGCGTAGGGAGTCAGTGCCAGTAAACTGGGCGTTAGCCACAGTAAATACCATACACGCTATAAGTAAATAAATCCTTTTCATAACAATTAGGTTGTTGTCGTTGCATTTATTGTATAATCATTTCCAGCAACCGCCACGAATGTTCTTATCATTGTTGCCTGCGTTGAATTTTCGTCCATAATCAGGCCGTCCACTGTTCCAGTAACATCCATGTGACTATTGCGCCCTGAAGTGCCAAGTATTCGTAATTCAATTGTATCTCCTGGGTTCACTAAAGTTGAATCGGACCCAGTATTTTGAATATTTAAAAAGTTAACGGCGTTTACATATAAATGGAAGCCAGTTACGGTAGCAGCAAATCCACTCAATGTTTCAGTATAGTTTATATTTAAAGTGATTGCATTTGGATTTGCAGATACGTCAATTTGATCATTATAATTAATGGTTCCGCAAGCATTAGTAATATCGAATCCAATTCCCTGGTTTAACCCAGCTACAGGATTGCCTGATAGGGTTATTGTGCTGCCTGATATATTTATATCCATCCACGATGGCTTAGTTATATTAGATAAAGTAAATGGTTGCGAACCGGCTAATGTGACTATAGCGGTCCATGGAGTCCCTTCTATCGCGGTAGGATTATTTAATCCTTGTGTAACTAAAGGAGGGACACAAGTTGGAGGTGGTACGTAAACACCTAATGTAAACGTTACAGTTCTATTGGCTGTAAAATCATAATCTTGAACTCCGAACGTGCTTTCGTTAGTAAGCGAGTTATCAAATATGGCGGATTTAGTCGGTGGCGCGTCCACTTGGAAAGTATTGCCAACACTTTGAGCCTCACCCTGCCAGAATAAAGAATAAGTACCTTTTTGAACGGTGCCGGTAACATTGACTGGATGAGTCAGATTGCCGCCACTCGCCCCAGGCAATTGCCCAGAATCGAACACTACGGCGCCGTTTGAATCAAATAATTTGAACTGGAATGTAGCCGGTATTGAATTATCGCCAAGACTGACAATATTTATATTAGCAAGATCTGGTACTACATCGGAAATAACAGGCATTCCATTACCCTGAAGCTCTATGGTTCCATTTACCAGGTTTACTGGGCTTGCGTCAAGTAAAGTACTTGTAACATATACCCATCCTTCCACCACCATTACATTATTACTAACATCTCTATAAATTATTCGGTAAGGTAAAGGAAGGAATTGCACTTGAAAATCAAACATTGTCTTAATCTTCTCTTGCGTATTCAATGACTCCACCTGCAACATACCATTGAAAGTAATTGTGTAACTCAGCTTACGAGGCCTGAACTCTTTCCAGAACCCACTGCCTACCGTAGTCGTCTCCTTCATATCCGTTACCGGATTGAACGTAAATGACTTTGCGCATACGACAGTAAAATAGTCATCGCCCATTTTCAATTGGAAAACACAGTCTTTGCCTTGTATGTCGAATACTCCCATTACTCGAATATGTATTGAAGTGGTATATGATTGTTGCCAAAATAATTTCCGTCTTGCGAATCTTCCTGTAGCACTTCCGCGAAATTCATATCAGCTCGCCCCTCACTATAGTTCAATGTTAAAGGCGGCACCAAAACGAAATAGTGCCCGTCAAGCTTTGCGCTATCCGGGAATGCGAAATGCCGATGGAATGATAATGGTTCTATGATAGTTTGATTCTCCGCAGGTGTGAACTTCAGCCCGTCATACTGGCCTTCCATCTTCCACATGCGCCGGTAATTGGCATTGAACCGGGCAAGTTCTCCCAACTCCTTAAAGTGCCTCGTTTCCGCAACTCCATACCGGTGCCATGTGGGTGTTGTTAAATCGGTAAGGTTAGCGCGGTATAAGGAGCCTTGTAATACTTTCTTTGTCGAATCAGATATATATACTTCTTCATCAATTATATCCTTATAACTACCATTCTGCGAAGTCTCAGCGTAGTCTGCCTTTATCTGAGCAAGTGAGCCTGCTACACTTGGATAATATGTAAGTGAAAAATTTTTATATGATACAACCCTGTTAATCGGAGGATCATAATTCATGAATATAATGTACAGGGTTCCATTGATAGGTAAAGGCGGTGGCGAAAGGGTAAACGAATAGTATTGACTAGCATCTTCACCTGTTTGGTATGATTTAGCCAGGAATTTCATTGCAGAGGTATGAACCCATGTTAGAGTACCAATCCCGTCAGCCGGAGCAACACCCCCGTTATCCAATCTGTAACCAGCACCAGACGCGCCTGGTAGTTGTTCCAACATGATGAATAGATATTGCCTAGTACCGGTTCCCGCTTGACTAGTTTTATAATCAACCGAAACTTCAATTCTATCAAATTGACTTACCGGTATTCCTTCACTCCTTAAGAATCTATGGCCGGCCACGCCACCATTTCTTTCAAGTACGATCTCGCGCAATGTCTCAATCCCATAAATATTATATGATGACTTTCTATATGCTAAATCGCTCGTTGGCAACATCCCATTAGGTGGTTGCGTTGATCCTACAGTAGGGTTAGTTATACCATACAACCAATTGTCAATAGTGAACTTTTTATATGACCCTACCACCTGGCCACCCTCTGTAATATCCCCGCTATCAAATAGTGTCCCGCGATCGAATTTATTATTCGTTGGTATTTCCGGCCATGGCGAATAGTTGAACGTATACCTGGACGACTTTATAGCAAAGTTTGAACTAATAAATTGCGATATTTCAACCGGATGGATTAACCGATCACGGCCAACCGCTGACGGGTTGTAAATGTTCTGCGCAGCATTAATTACAGCGCCACTGCTATTGTATTCCGTGTGCCATATCTTGGCGCCTACATTTTCCTGTAATTCACCAATATGGACTATAACCCATTTCCCGAACCACTGGTAAATGCAAAAATATTCGGACAATATTCTTTCCAGGCAAGTATAGCAATCATAGAATTCGGTTGCGTTCTTTAAGAAAGTACGAGCATGTAACCCTGTTTGATTGAATGTATCGGCATTCTGATTTTGTGTCCGGTCCTGCATGCTTTCTTCTACGATATTGCTGAATAGCCGTAGATTCAGTCCTAATCCGGTCTTATTTAAAATCGCTAGTATATAAGTTATAATCAGATTTACATTTGTGAAAACAGTACCATCGTCTTTTGTGAGCAATACACCTTTGAGTAACCCTAACCCATCCACTGCGGTCAATGAAATATCGTAAGGCTTATCCTGAAACTCTGCCCTGCCTTCGCCTGGCGTGAGAAATCCAACGAACACTACCTGACTATCATCGTAGGCGATCATCTTCCATTCGTCCGCAAATGTCACAATGAAGTCATCGAACTCTTGTGGATTGTCAGGATAAAGCGAGAAGTTCAATTTTGCCTCACACGATATAATCGTGTCAAATTTATCACCGTCGCCGGTCGGATAATTCACAGCAAAAGAATTACCTAATAGCTCAGTTACCGCATCAGGCACTACATCTTTTTTATACAACTCGATTCGCAGTTGCTCATTGAGGCAGTTATAAAATGAAACTGTATGGTGTAAATTATACAATTCAGATACTTTTTGGTATAAGTAATACTGTTATGCCCATGTTCCTTCCTTTCTGGCCTTCTTTTCCGTTCACTGACAACCTATGTACCGTCCTGATTGAAAGCCCCAATTTTTCTGATGCTTCATAACTCGATCTATATTTACCTATAAGATTGCCATATCTATAAATATGGTACATTCCAATTGACTTGCCCTCTCGCCTTATTTCTTTTTGATGTGGAAATTTCTTTCCTTTATTACAATTAGGCTTGCCTTTATTTATGGAAATAAGCTTTTGCTTATGGGTTTCTGTCATTTTCCTGCCAGTCCGTTGGCTGCTCCAAATTGCTCGTGTTTCTTCAGCTGGCTTACCATGTATCCCGCCTTCCCTTATGTTTAACATTTCAAAACCACATTCTTTATATTGTTCTATATATAGCCTTTCATATGAGTCTGAAATGCATTGTTCAGAATCTGTGGGTAATTCATGTAGTACTTCAAACGAATGAGCTTTAAAACCGTATTTTAAAAAAGATGCATGTAGTTTACGATGAGACTTACCGAGTCTACTTTTATATGATTTTACCCTATTCTTAAAGTTTTTTGTTTGGCCAATATATATCTGGCCTTCGGGGTTACTAATTTTATATATTGCTTTCATTGCCATTAGAACTTTCTGCCGGCACTCCTTTCACCGCGTTTCATAGCCAGATAAAGACCCTCATTATTGATGATAGGGATAAGTTGCATACCGCCGCCAACGTCGCCGCCTATCTGTTTAAACAACTGTGGCAATCTGTCAAGTGGTAGTATTACTTCAGGACGAAATCGTTCGCCTACCTGACCGATCACCGGACCGGTAGCAATACCGCCATCAGCGAACTTTGGACCATCAAACTTTAAGTTTTTAAGCGCAGCGCCCGCTGCAATAAGGCCAATACCTGCAATGATCGCCAGACCAGGATTAGCAATAGCCCATTTTTCCAGCGTCTCTTTTAATAATTTTATTTTGATCGCTGCCGCGATAACTGCTTTACCCAATTGCTGCATTACATTACCAACAACACCTAATATATTTTCTGCTGCTTTCTTTAAACCACTCCCGAAATCGCTTGAAGCAAGAGCCTCACCAAAAGCCTCACCTATCCCAGAAAGGGCGTCATTTAATCCACCCTCGAAGATGCCTGCAACCTGCTTATTGAGTTCATCAATTATATGTTCTTTGCCTTCTATCTGAGCTGTAATCTTTTTCCCATTTATTAATATCCTTGCTTCATGAAGCGTAATAGCTGGTATTTTTTTATCTAACCCTGTCGCTTTAGCTATTCTGCCTTGTAAATCAGTAACGTCAACAGGAATATCTTTAACCTCAAATTTTAGATTCTCTCCATCCAATACGACTTTAAGCTGTTCTTTAGTAGTAAAAGAATGGGCTGCTAAATCAGATACATCGAGTCTTGGAACATGAGAGGGTTTTAATTTTGGATTAAACTCAAGCAACAGCGCCTCCTTCTCAAAGGCTTCGTTCAGTCGCTTCTGAGTATCCTGCTTAATAGCATCAGTCAGCTTCTCTATTTCACTCGCGGGCAATTTTGCTTTTTTGGCGTCCCGAAGAGCTATCTTTAGTTTTAAATCGCCTACCTGCTGCTCTAATGCTGCTAGTTTATCAGTAGCCGATTCAATGTCTTTTAAGTCGAATAGTTTGCCTTGAAATTCCTTGGCGGCATCACGGATTTTTTCAAGGAGGGATAATTGTTTTTCCAGGCCATCCTGATCTTTCTTTTGCTTTTCAGTACTGCCTGTAACACTGAAATTTCCTATTGATTTTTGTAATTCTACTAAACCAGCTATTTGCCTGTCAATATCAGCGATCTCATCGTTAGTGCCTGCCAGATCAAATACATTAGCAGTTTTTAGTTTAGCGATTCTGAACATTAAGTCTGATCGCTTTTTGAGTGCCTCATTGCCGGTTTGTATTTCCAGCGTTTGTTCTTTCGATGATAAAGGACCACCCAGTTTGTTCAATTGCTTTTGTAAATCACCAATTTGCTTTTGGACATCTCCGCTTGTAGCTGCCTTAAACTTTGGATCTAACGATAACTCGAGCTGTAATTTTTTATCAAATAGTTTAGTTAGCTGACTTTCGAGCGCTTTTGCTGTTGCGATAGCTTTTATCCGTTCCAGATAACCGTCATATGCGGCTTGTAAGCCTTCAATTACTCCCTTTTCTTCTTTCAGCGATCCAAAGAACTCCTGATTTTGCTGCTTAAGTTCATCGAGTGCTTTTTTGCGCTGTGCTGTATTTAATGAAGTGCTTTGAAGGGCACTTACAAGTGTGGTAATTCGACTTGCCGATTGCCCGACCTCCTGCGTAACGCCCTGTACTAACTTTTCATATTCCGATAACGAACCTGATGCCTTTTTTGCAGCTTCTGAAGATGATGTAAACCCTCTGGTCCAGGCACCAAAACCAACTGATGCGAATGTTAATGCCGAAGTGATTAATGATATGCCTGTGCCAATGCCACCTGCGCCCAAAAGGGACGATAGAAAAACTTTTGTTATGGATTGCCCGGATTCCTTTGCGGCATTAGATAGGCTTTTAAATGCATTGGGTAATTCAGTTAAGTTATTTTGTATTGATACAAAACCGAATGGTAAATCTTGAAGGACACGATTAATTCCCAATAAAGCAGCGCCACCTCCATCAGCCGCTTTGCTAACCTTATCGATCCCTTTGGCTGCATTGGTCGCGGATGGGTTTATTTTATCGAGAGTACTTTGAAACCCTATAACCTTTAAATTATTAAGCTGAGTTTTAGTTTTATTTATTTGGTCGTTCAGTCGTTTTAAAGACTCGAAATCGGTTGCATGGCTTAGTTCGCTGTTAAGTGATTCAATTTCCGATTCAAGCTGCGAAATAGATTTTAAAGGCTCTTCAAAAGCCTGCTCCACCTGTTGGCCGCCCCCTAACGCTTCAGACACCATGTTATCGATAGCGACCGAAACTCTATCCAATGCGGATGCACTGGCAGCAACTTCATCAAATGCTTTTGCAGCAGTATCGCCAAACTGGGCGACATTACTAGAAGCGACTTTCAATTCACTCGTAACTTCCGAAATATCGGCCCCGATTACTATTTTAAGTCCTTCATTCCCCATTATACTGAATAGCCCATTTGTCGATAAGTTTCAAATACAATGTCCATAGCCTCTTTAGCCGCCTTCTCATGCTCTTCCTTTCTGAGTAACATTTCTTCCTCACTTGGGTCAGTTGGCAAGCTCATAATATCTTCGGGTAGCATTTGGGTACCTTTCTTTAAATATGGTAATGACCCATACCAGGCAATGAACCTGGCTCGCTCCCATTGATAGGATTCCCGTTTTTGATAGGCTCGGTAATGCCTGAGAATTTCGCCAACCGTTAGATCGTAATATTGCTCCGGCATCAATTGCAATTCAGAACAGATATCTAAAAGGAAATCCCATGTTAGCTCTTGGCTTTTTCTGGAATTTTTTTTTGTTGTCCGTTCGATCCGCTATCGGTGAAGGATTCTACTATCACCGCCAGCATGGCCACAAAGCCACTACCAGCAATACCGCCCATTTCATCGATCCAATCCGCAGCATCCATATCCGTATGAGTAAACTCCTTATTCTCTTTAATGCTCACGTATTCAGCAGCACAAAGGAGCAGGGAAATAAATCCCGATAGAGTCATGCCGCTACTCAGCGCGTCCTGCAATTGGCTCAATGTCATATTGCCATTAACCTCACAAAAGCGTTTAAACGTCCACGTACAGAACCGCAGGGGGATTTGTTTACCATTCCCCAGTTTGATGGTATAAAAACCTCTTTGTTGTAGCATGTTAATTATTATGGGTTACTGATATCCAATACTCCTTCACCGGTCAATGTCCAACTGAACTTAACTACATCGTTTGGCGCAAACTGCAAATCCAAAGAAGTAACCTTGCAGCTACCTTTCAGGAAATAATTATTGCCAGTTGATCCACTGGAAGGATTGCGCACCCGAAACTTGATAGTTTCTATATCCGTTTGCGCAGTTAATAATCTGCTGTAGGTAACCTGCGAGCCGGCATCAGGATCAGCCCGACAAATAGCGGTACCTGTTGGGTTAAATGTTTGACTCCCTACTCCAACCACCTGCCCGCAAGTAAGGGTATCAGTAACAGTGGTAGGTAATTCGGTAGGCACATTATAGGCCTCCAAACAAACAAGGACCTGCCAGCTTACTTCGTTATCGAATGATAACTCAATCGGCGAGGTAGATGATTGAATCGTTTGCATTTTATTTTTTTATTGAATGATGTAAAAAGAAAAAGGGGCACCGACTCTTTCGAATCGATGCCCCTATATTTTTGGCCGGGCTTATTAAAAGGCCGTCAGTCTTATAATTGTGCGATCTTCGCCGTCAACCTCAAAAACTTCGCCACTTCCGTCTGCGCATTCTGTAGACTCACTTCATTGCTATTCACGCTCTGTGCTTGCAGGCAGTTTATCTGAAACCCACTCTGCTGCACAAGTCCATCTGTCGCCGGTCCAGGGAAAAGAATTTTAGTTATCTGCTCACTCACCTGATCCAGCCCATCTTTGCTTATTGTGTCATCTGATTTCGTTTCAATCTGCAAAATGATCGAGCTGTCATGTAAAAATAAACTAAAGTTTGGTATTTGGTTGCCTGTTTCTGTAGATAAGATCACATACGTATCGCTAACCGCATCTTCAGCCTTCCCGTCGAATATCTGAACCGGCTGACTATTGAGGTCAGTCAGATTGCCGTTAAGTGCCGAAAACACAGCCATGCGGAAGGCTTTATGTGGATCTTTCATCTCAATTTTATTTTAATCCAGTTTATCAATTTTAATAGCCAATGCGGTTGACCTGGCTTGCTACACGCTTCGTTTATAACCACTGTATTACTGGCTATTATTTTAATCATATCAATGCCTGGCAGCCTTGTCATAAGTCTTTCAGCACTTTTTCAACGTTCTTAACAATTGTGGCCCTCTCATCAAAATACGGTTGAAAAAAGAAAGGATGAGGATTGACGCCATGCCGAAGGATGCTTAAGGCGATAGGAAAGGCAGCGCCTGCATCCTCTTGATCTTGCTTTGACTTTGACCCTAATCGCCTCTTGGTTTTAACACTAAACCTCCCAGCAATCCCTTTTCTGCGTACCCATGCCGTTATGATCTTTAAAAAAGCATCAAAACCAATATTTGGACCTTTTAGATTGAATTGGCTGGCATATTCCTGCAATTCAGCTGGTATCCTTACTCGCCTTTTTGTCCCAAACTCCATGAATGGCGTATATCGCTTGCTACTCGTCAAATCTACTTCCAATTCGCTTACTTTCTTTGTAACCGTTGATTGCTTAATACCGCCTTCATCAACCGGCGCTAGGCGAAGTTGTTTCGCATTAATTCGTCTGGCACCGTCCTGTATTTCCGCTCCGACCTCCTTTTTAATCTTGTTTGGCATATTGATCAATCGCTTCTGCAATTGATCAAGTCCATTTATATCGAATTTAAACGTCGTTCCCATTGTCTATTTCATTATAGCAACTCTCGCAATAAGAAAGTTTAAGTACTGTAATGGATGGTCCAATTTGCACTACAGGAACAAACCTTTTTAAGTAAATCGGTTCCTTACAGACCTCACATGGTTCGCAGTTACCGGGTTGCTCCTCCCAAAAAAACTTAATTGATATCATCATTCATTTTCCAGGAGGGTAAACCTGTAGAATCTTTTTTTCTGATCGATCAACTCGTAATTGTTTACTGTGAACGTTCTACCGTCTATTATCCAACGCATGGATTTTTTATTGGCTACTGTATTAATGGCCGTTTGTACGCGGCAAATCCATTCCCATGCTGCATTGATATTCACCTCAGCACTGTTTAATTCCCGGTTAGCACGCAGCTTTGACAGTGCGCCCCTACATGTGAGTAAGGTAGCAAAACTATCTTTAAACCCGGCGCCCTGTTGGACTGGTGTATTTACCTGCAACTGGCCTGATTGCCTAAGTTTGCCGATATCCGGTTTACTCACAGCCATGTTAAACGACGGTGTTTTGATACGAATAATTCCAATGCTTCATCAAGTCCTTTTGGCCGCTGTTGGCCACCCTGTAAGCTGGTTAGCGCTTCATCGCCTTTGTGCTCGTAGCAGTAACCACAGATCCGCTTCAGGTCAAGGATTAAATCTTTAGGCACTTTGGCGGCAACGTATCCTGCGACGTAAACAACTTTCCACCGGCCTCCGCTATAAGGATTGAAAGTTTGAAAACCACCACTTATACCATCCAGTTCATAATCATCATTAACCGTTTGAGTGGTGTATACGCCAGTTCCGGTTTTCAATGAGGCGGAGGTAAGCGAAGTGACTGGGCCATAAGGCAATTCTCTTTCACAATATAGATCCGCGAATAAAGTAACAGTTTTGGCCACCAAGCTAATACAGCAAAACTGTTCTATAGCCTGGCGACACGCTACAATGAGATCAGTCAGGTAGGTGTCGTCATCGGTATAAGTGATTTGCAAATGCGCTTTTAATTGCGTAAGGGTCAAAACCTCAACTGCACCGGTTTCATCGAACTGACAATCGTAAATATTATTTTCTACATGTCGCGGTAAGTAGGTCATAAATAAGTATACCTCCTTTGCTGTTGTTGTGGCCTGCTGGTTGCGACGGCATTATACAAGAAGTGCTCAACCTCTGCAAGGCCTTTCTGCGGATCAAGCTCCCGGCTACGTGCCCGACACTTATCACTAACTACCTTATAATATTTTTTGTCGTTGTCCAGCTTATTTATTTGTTTGACAAGGTACGAAATATCATAAGTATCACGATCATCTTTCAATATTATCCTATTGGCATCACGGTCAGGTTCTTCCCGAGCTGGGATATAAATTCCCGCATCTGCACAATTCTCTTTCAACCCTTCAGTCGGCGTACAGACCACCGGTACGCCATTACACATGGCCTCTGTGGCAGTCATGCCCCAGCTTTCGTAACGTGACAGCATCAACAAAATACGGGTCTGCGCGTACACTTCCAATATGTTAGGTGTATTCGGTATAACTTTAACATTTGGTGGAAAGTTGGATGCCTGGCCAAAGTAATGGGGTTCGCTATAGCTACCCTTCACGGCCAAAAACTTTTTATTTGGCATGGCCTCAGCTAACCGACGCAGGATAAAGCCGCCTTTATTCTCATCCAGGTTGATAAGGGTTATGTATTCGTTTTCACGTGGAAATTTGCCTAAATCGAAATAACGGTAGTCGATAGGTGGTGTAAACACCATTGATGCCCATTGATAGTTGAGCTTTTGCTGAATCCAGCGGCTGTTATAGAGGCAATAATTGTTGCGCCTAGCGTTTTGAATGCATTGGTAAGGGTGTGAATTATGGATCACATTTACAACCGGTTTATTGATTGTCTCGCCAATTCCGATAGTATGGTGACTGAAGTCAAGGTGGGTTAAAAGAATGTCCGACCACAAGAACTGATCGGTTGAGCCGTTCGGTCCAAATACGGTTACTCCGTCAATATCATAGGGAACTTTCACATTGTGCATAATAGCTTGCTGGAGCACTACCCTGACGTTGTGCCCCTTGTTTACGAGATACTTGTTGATGTTATGGGCGTAGTATTCGGAGCCACAGTTGTGGCCAGGTGGGTAAAGGTGTATATTCCAGAGGATGTTCATGTTAAAGTTTTACTTTTAAACCAAACTTATTTTTGCCGGTAAATAATATTCTCAAAACAAAGGATTGATATTCCCACCAACAACCAAGCGCTATGCTTTTAGCATATTTATTAGTTTCATGGTTCGTATCCTTAGGTGCGACCATTAAGGTCTTTTATTATAACTCGGGTGTTTACTATCTTAAAATATAATAAGTACTTTTTCATCCTGTAGGGTGCATTTGTTTTTCATAATCAATCACGGTCCAACCATCACAATAGATGTCCCGGCCTGTTATGTTCGTATACTTCGGACCGAACCAGGGAGACGGCGCAATCACCCGCTTATCTTTTGCCTTTCCAAGTATGGCTGCCATTGCACTATAGCTGCTATTGCCGATAATGAAATGCCGACAGGATTTCATGAGTTTGAAATCATCGATGTACGAACTTTCGCCTGAATAAGCAATAGCATATTTATGATCGAATGAATGAAGCATTGCCATAGCATTATTTGGCTCGTCACTGAAAAGAATAAACTTGGTTCCTTCAGGCATTCGCCGCATAGCAGCAGAATAGTAATCAATACTCAACCGCGGATGATAGCCGCCATCGTAATCACCTAACCTGACATGTATAGCACAGAAATCCTGTAGTTCTGGCTCATCCTTCATTCGCATATAATACTTCACCTCATCAAAGCAGTGAGCGAAGTACTTGAACGACTGAAAGTGACCTGACAGATTCCAGTTACCCGGGTTCAGTCTCACGTCCTGATACCCCCACTCAACCGGCCGGTCGCGCCATTGAATACTGGCGGGGATAGCTGGCAAAGGATTCTGAAAGTATTTCCATACGTCAATATCCTCATTGCTACCGAATCGTTCTTTATGATCCAGATTGACAAGCTGCCTGAATACTGGTTGCAAGCCATTCTTTCGGGCAACACCGATTACGCCGGCAACCTGGAACAGCATGTTGGCAAAGCGGCCATAGGAGCCGATTGAAGTCATAGTGCAGTAGCCTTTCATTTTACCTTTATTATTTCTTTAATAGAAAACTTGCCATCACTCTGAACAATGTCAAAATCATATTGAGGTATAATAAATCCTTCCTTCCGTTCCTCAAATTGATCGCATATGCCTATATATTCAACCCATCCTTGTGGGAATATTTCGGCCTTCAATGGGATAAATACCGACATTACTAATAGTACCGCTTCAGGTAATTCATTAATCATCTGAAGGGATATTTTAACTTTTCCGATTTTATTACTTGTTATCATACAGCAACATTCAACCAATTCGTCCTAAAATATTCAGCTGAGTTCTTAAGCCCATCGCCTTTAATTTCCGGAAACAGCTTTTTATACTGCTTGTCCACAAAGACAAGGTTACCGGTATGGCAAAGCAGGAAGTAACCTTTCTCGATGCCAAGTTTCACCATTGGCAAGTAACCGGCACCGCCTTCGCGGTTAAAGCGGTCCGCATCCGGCGGAATGCTACTGTCGATCTCTATGATCACCACCTTTGGCTTTGCTTCCATAGTCTGGAATATCTGGTAATCTATTCCATCCACATCGACACTCAAAACATCGCAGTTGCTATCGACAAAAGCGTTTATGTTACTGGGGTTCGCCATGCTACAGGTAGACTTAACTTTGTCATTGCCTTGCCAGTTCCTGCAGCATTGCTCCCATAAGTCATAATCGGCTTCTACCATCAGGCCGGTGAATCCTTTCTCTTTAATGAGCCATGCGGTGTTTGAAAGCCAGATGCCATTATTGGCACCGATTTCGACACAAATCTTATTGATTGATTTAATTCTATTCAATATTTCATTAAGAACTCCCTCTTCGCCGTTCTGTGAGAAAATAAAATCCTTACCGTATTTGTTATAGAATGATAGCATGTGATTTATTTTAGTGTCCAATTCTCCCAGCAATACGGATATTGCCAGATTAATGAATGTGTTTTGCTTAGCTTGTCTGCAATCTCTTTGTACCATAGCTCATATGGAACTCCATCGATCTGGTGAAACTGAACCTGAATGTTTTTAATGCGGGTGTGCAAGCCGGCACCAATGATGTGGCTGAGTATGTCGTACTCAGCGCCCTCGATATTGATTTTAAGTAGGTCAATCTCAGTAAAAGATTCAAGCAGTGGGTTAATATCGATACACTCATACTCATGGTCGCCTATCTCAAAAGCGCTGGTGTAGTAGGCGCGACCGCCAAATGAAACTTTGCCATTGTGAGTACTGGCAGCCTTGTTGATGATACGGCCGTGCTGAAAGCCCCTGATATATTCAGTGGGTTCCACTACGACTATATTACAGTCATACCGAGCATATATCTCGTTCGCCCATTCGCCCCGGTAGGCGCCAAGATCGATAACATTGCTTTCCCGGCTTAGATTATACTCATACCGTAGCCGTTCAAGACGCTCCTCCTGCCAGGTGACCAGTGATTCTGGGTGCAGAGTGATCTTACTCATACAAATGAATATTTTGATTTGAAATACTTCTGCATGTGCCGGTTAAGGTCATCAGTTGCCGTAAAGTCACTATTTCTCATACGGTGGTGATGGAACAATACCGGGTAGGTGTCGTTGTAGCCTGTTTTCTCATAGATAAAGTTCCCGGCGTTATACATAGCAGGCCACCAGTGGAATGGCGTTATACACTCCCTATATGCCAATGTTGTCAAAATTGCCTGATCGTGCCGGTGCTCCTGGAACTCGGGATGATTGGGGCATTTGCTTGGGGCATCATCGATCATGCCTGATACTGTACACCATGTAAGCCATTCGTTCACAAACTCTTTCGCTGTTTGCGTATTGCGAATCACAATAACACTGGCCTGCACCTGGTTTCCACTATCCCAACAGTTTATAGCCTTCATTACATCTGCCTTACACCAGTGCAGGTGCTGCCACTTGTTCCCAAACAGCCAAATGTCGCCGGTCATTCGGTCAATGATGTGATTTATGTTGTTGACGATCTCAATACCGGCGTCGCAATAGATTAATATTTCGCCGTCCTTCATCGCCTTTAGCTCCCGATCAATGAAATATGGTTTCCACAGCCAGTACCCAGCCCTTGGCGCATCCAGTATGGCTTTGTTCGCCTTGTAGAACTTGGCATCAATATCTTTTGGCCGGTAGATCTTCGCCTCATGCACATTGTTCTGCAATGCACTGGCTATGCAGATGTCAGCGGCTATCGTCATGTTATCATCGGTGAAGGTGATGAGGCGGGTACTCATTTAATTTCTTTTAAATCAATCTCAAATTGTTTGGCCAGCAATACGATAAGCGTACACGCTGTTCTCTTGGCAATATCAGGATCATTGTTAGCCCACTTATTAAGTTCCATCATAACCTCGCTACGCTTTAGTTCTTCGTTTGAAACCTGGGGTGGCCAATACGGGAATGGCTTTATTTGTTCTGGTGCCGGCGGTGTATATTGAAAATCGGGCAGCTCTGATAGTTTTTGTCCCATATTTAATTCGTTGTTTTCATTTGTGATTGGTAAGGCATGCGGATCATTGGTTAACCTCCCCATTTTGATCTAATGTGAATAAAGCCATTGGCGGCAATCCATTGGCTACAGTCTTTACATATATCGGCTCTCCCCTGTTAAGCGCTTCCAGGTCTTCTTTATTGGGCCTCCATGCCGTCAGGAAGAAAGAGAATTTGTCTGCGCCTATGCTATCATAAACAGCAGGCGGGACCGACGTAGCGCCATCCTTAAATACTTGCTTAAGGGCCTGCAACCCACATTTGGCCCAAATGCTGGTGCATTGCTCATCTGTCATATCTTCGGGCTTTTTAATTTCATGGGCGCCCTTAAAGTGTACTGGCATCATATCAACTTCATTTGACTGTTCTTAAATATTTCCTCATAGTTCACTACCTCATTCCAGATAGCCGATTTACGGGGCCGCTGGTAAGCAAGGAAAGGTTTGCACACGTAGGCTTTCCAGTTGGGTAGCTGACCAGCAAGCCAGTTATCGAACATCTGTTCACTTTCGCCCGGATGGGTATCCAAAATGAACTTCACAATTGGTTTGCGGTATACGACAGCGTGGGTAGTCCAGCAGTCGGTTACTCGGTAGATGTGCTGACTTACTCGCTGTGGTTTCTCGTCCCGGATATTGGCGCCCAAGTAAAACACATCAAAGTCCTTCGGCAATTCCTTCAGTACTTGTGGCAGCAGATGCAGGTTACGGAAGTCGCAGTCATCTTCAAGGAAAAGGAGTGTTTGGTCTTTGCTGTCGTAGAACTCCTGCAAGATGGCATAGGTAGAAAGGTTAAACGACTGATGGGGACCGATAGACGGTATGGCTTGAAATGGTTTTGCCTTCAGCCCAACAGCTTTAAACTCGGCTTCAGCCTGTGTCCATTCGTCGCCGCCAAGGGTAAGGCAGGTGATGCGGTCGAAGAAAGCCCAACTCATGGTTTGCCTCCCATATATAACCCTTTTAATGTATCGAATTGGATGAATTGTCGTAACCTCTCTTGATCCATTCCTACTTGATCGGTCTTGGGATTTGGATCATAAACAATTTCAACTTCTATCTTTTCTACCTCCGTAATGAATGGTAGTACTACATAATCATTACCTATAATCCTTTGGGTAGCCTCCCAGCTTTCTTTTACCCTTTCAGGGCTTGTGTTGTTTGGATACCTAAGTATTAATATTCGTCTCATACAAAACAAAAATCCGGCTTCTCATCTGGGAAATGATAGACCGGACTTTAGACTTATAAAAAGCCGTTCGTGTTTCCCAGTTCATGAACGATTATAATGAAAAAAGGTCTATTCTCCGTCACCGAAGTATAGACCTTTCAATTTTCAGCCAGGTATTTGGCGTCAATAATGTTGATTAAAGATACGGCTTTATTTGTATTTCCAAATGAAGCCGCCGGCGGATTTTGCCAATCCTCGTGCACATCTACTAATACTGAGCACGGGGATACCCAAGCTGCCTCCCGCGGCCGTTTGCGAAGGCCATTCATGTATTATTTGCCCAACTTTGGATAATTGAATTACTTTTTTAGGTAAAGGGCTATGATTATGTTGATGCAATAATGGGTTAATAGTGCTTCCGTCGCTTTCGTATTTCCATAAATAACCGCCAGCGGATTTGCCGCCTCTTCTTAGGCATCTTGTAATAGAACTTTTTGTTATTCCAGTTTCTTTTTCAACCTGCATAATTGATGCCCAGGATTTTATAAATTCTCCTTCTATCGAAAATTGATTGACGCTCCTTTTATTAGCTCCGCCATACTTGGCACCCTTCTTCCGTTGTGCGGCTAAAAAAGCGTCTGTTAATGTTTTAGTCGTTCCTTTCATTCCGTTAGAATGATTGAGTTTGTGTTCTTCGGTGAATATTCTCCCCTTTAATTTCAAACGGATTTTGCTTTTGTGATCATCTGAAAGAGTTCCGCCTTTTCTTGCTTCAACTGACTTATCAATCCATTTTCTGCCAGCATCAGGATTATTCTGATACCATATTTTCCATTTATCATTAGCTTTCTTTATGCTCTCGTCCGAATTTCTGCCATTACTACCGCCTTCTTTGACATTAAGTAGTTTGAATCCACATGATTTATATATTTCCATGTAAAGGCATTCGTATTTATTCAATACATCTTGAGTGACGTCGTTAGGTAGTTCATGTATTATCGCGAATGTGTGTTTATCCCATCCGTGCTTTTTAAAGGAATTATTTAATCCAGGTTGGCTTCTTGCTAATTTCGATTTATAATCTAAAAAACGCCTTCGAGCATTAATAGCCTGTCCAATGTAGATTTTCCCAGACGGGGAAGTGATTTTGTAAATACATTTTACTTGTGGTATATTCGCCATGTTATCTGAATTTTTCGCAGAATAAAGATAACAAAAAACCGGATAGCGAAATGCTTCCGGTTTTGATTTTAACAATATGCTTACTAACACATTTGACTATGCTATATCACGTATTTCCAGCACCAAAATACGAAAACGCATCCAATCTTAGTTGCGCTAAAGCTACTCTAGCCTCGGCCTTAACCGTAATTAAATTTCTCTGAACGTTGTCGCTATCTTGTTCGTACATATTTACGTTTAACCCTTCGGTTTGGATGATGGCGGCCTTTGTCCAGTCGCCGATCAATACCCGGTTGGCGCCGATATAGGTGTCTTTCACCTTGATTACCGGTATACCCAATACGCTTACGTCGCCATTAGCTGCAACAGTAACAGAGTTACCGGCGGGCAGGCTGTAATCGTTTGGTTTGGTCAACAGGATTTTCGCCCATACCTGGTTAGTAACCACAATGCCATTAGCATCATAATCACTATCGCCCATGTTGGCAATGGCCTGTATGATTTTCTCAACCGTTACTGTGCTGGTGAGGTTTGAAGTATTACCGGTAGCAGCGCCAGCCACCTGCATGAAGAACTTCAGGTCTTCAGTGCGCAGGTAATCTTCTACCAGCTCATTGCTGACGAAAGTCTGCATGAACGGTAAATCCTGCAACATCTGTTTGGCGATACGTACAAAGCCGGCCAGATAATCAACGGTTACGGTTACTTCTGTGAAGTCGTAATCGAGTTGATTCTTTAATGCGCCGTGAGTGGTCTGGAAATCGAAAGAGCCTTCACCAACCGGCGTGTTCTGACGGTAGAACTTCCATAAGCCTGTAGCCGATGGGATCACATTTACCAGATCCCGGAAGTGTACCTTCTGACGGCCACGGAGTGCCGGCTGTGAGGCATATGTTGCAACCACGCTACCGGTAAGGTTAGCGGATGCCGTCATGTTGCCCACGTTCTTTATTTTGAACTTGTGCTCTGCTTTTGGTTCATTTGCCTGTTCTTTGATTTTGTCAAAGTTTTCAGCGAAACCGGCTTTCAGCAGGCTCTTAGTTGTCTCTTCTTCCTGGCCATCGGGTGTATATACGCGACCACGGCGAGCCTTAAACTCCTGCAGTTCATCCTGCAGTTGCTTAACAGTGGCGCCTTTGGCAGCAATATCAGTATTGATTTCCTCAACCTTTGTGTTCAGGTCATCAATCCATTTTTTTGCCTCGGCATGTTTTTCTTCGAGCTCTTTGGATGTGAGCGCCTTTTCAGCGATTGCCTTGATATCATCAAGGTCTTTTTTGCTTTTGGTTTTGAACTTGGCGAAGTCCTCCACGAGACCCTCGACCAGCTCCAATTCGTCTGCCATTTGAAATAAGTTTTAAATGATGGTTTAATCGTCGCCTGCCATGGCCATTTTGGCTTTTAGCAGCAACACTTTACGTCTTAACTCATCCTTACTTCTGCTGGCTTCCGGCGAACTCTTAACCACATGATTGCACTCGGTGCATTTAGTGCAACCCGATTCGTCTACAATGATTGCACCGTAAGTTTTGCACTTACTACATTGCTGAATCGAAGAGTTGGTGGAAATAGCGGTATCAGAATTTTTATTTAGGAGAATATTAAGCGAGTTTTGAACGGACTTGATACATTCATCAGATGCCGTTGAGTTCCTGATGAATTTTTGCATTTTGGTTATCTGAGTGGCCGTAGCTTCTTTCATACCCCAGCTTAACCGGGACCGAACATCGCCGACAATTTCTGCTTGGCGTGATATCATCCACATAATCGCCGTGTATAAATCAGACTCTGGATCGAGATCGGCTGCTACAGATATTGCCTCTTGCAGGTTATCGATGCCATTATTGATGATCTTATTCAGCAATCCCTGTTCGGCATCACTAAGCTGCTTTAACTTAAAACTAACTTCAGCCAGAGCCTTTCGTACTGCTACCGGTCCACTATCGGTATGAGCACCCCAATGGGTTAAGGCTGATACTTCATAGTGTTTTACCTCTGTGAAGTCTTTACCTTTGCCTTTGATATCCTTATAGCGAATGGGATCGAAACCAAAAGAAGCGGCTACTATAATCCCCTCATCCAGTTGCTTCAGCACATCTTCGCCGATTGTGTGCGTGCCATGCTTTACCCTAGCATAGGCATGGGAGTCATCATCCCATAGCTGCTCTATCTTCCCGGGCGCCTGCTTTCGATCATGATTAAGGAAGTAGCGCACAATGCCTTGGTTTTCCCGCCAGCTTTTATCGAACATGCCCCGATTGCTACGATCGCCATCGAGATCCAAGGATTTATATGTAGCAAAAGCAATAACCGCCTCACGTTTGTTGAGGTCGATATCTTTTACGCTTAGGTCAATCGCTTTTGTAATCATTGTATTTAAGTTGTTATTATCCTGTTTGTGAAAGGCTTCCTCCGCCTATTGGTATTACTTTGGTCTTTGGTATCAACCGTCCGTTTTCGTCCCTCTTCGCTCTTGTGGCGGTCACACAGCGGCAATTGCACAGATTTGCGGCGCTCGCTGATGGATCACCTGGCCCTGACATATAATCCACTCCCCCTTTCGGCGTTGATACTGCGAACTTGCCATCTACATCTATCACATCGCCATCTACCGCCCGGTGACTATGCCTTACTCGGTGGTCGTGAGCTGATATCCACTCTTTCTCTGTCTCCCACTCACTATCATCGGCTGCCAGCTTGCGACCGAAGAAAGCGCCCTTATTGAGTTCTGTGCGGGCAATCAACCTCGCCCGGTACGCTGGTATCTCAGGGGCCTTTAACTGCTTTACGATATCGTCATTCGACCATCCCTCTTCTGCTGCCTGTGAAAGAACTTTGAATATCTGATCGCGGGTGGTATCGGTTATGTTCTTCACCAGGACGAAGTACTCATCCCTGAAAAAAGCAATGATGGCGTTCAGCCATTCTTCCGATAAACCAAAACCGGCTTTCTCGATCTTGCGTTTTGCGCTACGCCGGATCTCGTAGTAAGTTTTCTTACCGAAGTATAGCGCCGCTTCTTTGTGCATATCCTGAATCACTGGGCCTATCTCTTCGTTATCCGCTACCGATACATATAACCTGTTTGTAGCAGCTTTTAGCCCGTTAGTACTCATGTCATTAATGAACTTCTGAACCTGGCTAAAGAGGGCGTCATACACTTTTCTGAGATACTTCTTTTCCAACCGGTTCATCTGGCTGGTATATTGTTGACTGTATGCTTGCCGCTCGTTTGCTGTCATGGGTTAAAATGAGAAAGGGGCAACCCAACATTTTTATCTGTTGAATTGCCCCTTTTAAATTTGACCGGGCTGAATTTGGTCTACAATATGTTATTGAGCCTTATGCGCTCTTTCTCGTGTACCTCTGTCGCTCGCCGTAAGGCTCTTGAATTACTTTGTTTTCAGTCTCAAATACGTTTACTGTTTTGCATGTATGGCAAGTGATCTTAATCCCACCCCACTGTTTACCTTCGTTCGATACCTTCTTTTCCGCCAGATGGCGCCCACAGTTACAGCAATTAAGACTTATATACTCCCTTTGGTTTGACATTGCTTCTGTTGCTCCTTGTATTGGTTGTATAGCTTCTCACGATACGCTTGCCTCGCTCTGTTCCGTTCCCGCTTCTCCGTCTGACAGGTCTTTTCCGTCGGTATGAATGGGAAGCGAGTCATTACCATCTCCTCCACTTTCGACACGTCTATCAATTCGGTAGAATTTATCATACACTGCAAAAGCTATCTTTACTCTGTTCTGAAATTGCTGTATGTCGGTCATCACTTCCATCGTCTGCTGCACTCCGTCGACATAACATGCTACTGCTAATTTACAAGGAATTATTATAATGTAATGACTTTTGTCACTAAACAAAACAAAATTAGCATTTTCTGCAATAGCAATTGCAACCTGATTTATAATCTCCTCGTTGCGGTTAGGCAGGATGGCGTCGATATTCACCGTTACATTGAGGGAAGCGAGGCCGGCGCCGGACTGTATGCGTTCGTCAAGGGCCCTGCAGGACTCAGATCGGTATGTTAATTGTGGTGTATACACCATTGTTAGCTCATGATTTTAAGGATAGTTTCAATGGGCATATCAATTAAAAAATCCGACGTAATACTGCCATCCCGTTTCATCTTCTTATTGAAGAAGTGCATGTAAGTACTTGGGCTGCCGGTAAAATCACATTCCATAAAATAGATACCATCAAATTCAGGCAACTCCGACTTGTATATAAATAGGTTCTGAATAAACGATTGACCAACTTGTTCATTGGATGGCGTCAGCTTAAACTTTTCAATAATCGATTCAGGTATTTTCATAACTCAATTTTTAGCTCCTCGCCGGTCAAGGCAAAGTAAAGATTTTGGAGCTGGTGGAGATATTTAACTTTCAGCATTTGCCCATCATATGGCACAGACATTTGTGCCTGAACGAAGTCGTCGTTATCATAACCAATTCTAACATCGTTTAGTATACCATTTACAAAGCCACACCTCTTCAGCCATTCGGCAGTAAGGGGTATGGGGTTGCATTCCGGCGAATCTGTCTCGCACCCTGATCGCCTTGATCCATTGGCATGGTAACAATCAACGAGTAACTTACATCCTTCTTCTTCATCACATCTAACACTATGATCGAAGGGAGCAAAGCCTATTACTTTGCCAATACTCTATCATCATCGCTTATAAAGTTACCTATCCGTAATTCATTCGCTTTTATCATACACCCCAGTATATGTTTAATTCGTTTTCGCCCCATTTAATTGTCCATTAGTCTTTGCAGGTACCGGCTTCTCATAATCATTGGCCCCTGCTACCCCCAAGTCGTTAAGCATCTGATCGAACCCGTCGCCCTGTAGTTGGCTCAGCGGAGTGAGCCCAGATGGCACCCACGGTTCATCCATAAGTGGATCGGTAGACGTTTCATAGCCTTGCAATTCGCGTTTCTCGTTCGGATAAATCCAATATGCATCTTTAAGCCATGTGGTCAAGGATGCCATATCATCTTGTAGTTCCGGCAATTCGCTATAATCGCACTGGATGATATATTTTCCTTCCAATGCAAAGGCCCGCAGTAATACTCGATTAAGTTCATCGTCAAGCTCTTTTGAGGCAGGTATAATGCTATTGGTAACCCAGCCCTTTTGCGCTTGCTCTTTATTGGCATATGTAGTTGAACTATCGAATAACTCGTAAGGCACCTGGAACAGGAAGCAAAGCTCTTTCCAGCTCATTTGCTTACCATTGAGCAGATCGAGATCTACGGATGTTTTACCCAGGTCGAGGTAACCCCATTCTCCCTGTAATGCCGCTACTGCCCCTTTAACGTCGTTATTGTTAATCTTTCTGTCGATCACATTACGTATCTGGGTTTCTTGGGTAGGGGTAGCCTTGCTCAAGTCCTTGTTAAACATAGCCCCTTTGGCGCCGTCATTCTGATACATACGAATGGACGACCGGGTAGCGTCATTGTTCTGCTGCAAAGTAGCGGCGCCTGGCTTAAGTGGTGTCATTCCGCGCAGGTGCTCTTTAGTAACGGTATCAAATAGCAGGTTCGTATCTTTCCAGTGAATGATCTCGCCTTTCCTGAATGGAATATCAATACCGCCTGCTGATAATAAGTACCCAGAGACTCCCCACATATTCTCCTCATCAGGGATCACCTTCATCCGGTAAGATGGTAACGGGTACATTTCCAACACGGGCAACAAGGCTATTTCGGTATCAGTCCTATCTGTTATATCACCTCGATTAAGCCAGATAAACGCTTCGCCATCAGCCTTAAAGTAACTCCTGACTGTCTTAAAAAACGCTGCCTGACCCTGGTAAGGGTTGGGCCTATTGAGTAAATTATCAAGTGTTTGCTTAATAGAATTGAATGTTACTGGCTCCGCTTTCATCAAGGCCTTAAATTGTAATGGCACCTTTTTTCGTTTTTCCTGCAACTTCTTTGCATCAGCGACATAGCGAGGAATAGAGGCAAACTTTTCGGCATCGGTCTTTATAATTGAGTAAACGGCCGCATTGGCATTATACCCATCTGTAATTGCTTTCTCAGCGTTTATATCTGGAAGTACTTCACGCGTGCCCACATTAAACATCCGCCATCCCCGTGCCCGATTAAATAATGAAGTGAACCAGCTTAAGGTTCTTTGCAATGTGGTTTCCTTTTTTATGATGCGTTCAATTTGTGCCATTTTGAAATAAGTTAATTAAAGGTACTTTTAAAACTTTAGGTAGAAAAAGTACTTTTGTCTACTCACATTGCCACCCACGAAAGTTGAGGTGCATGCAGATGAGTGAATGTTCCATACCGGCCAGCATCAAGGGCATGATCGTTAAACTTCACCGGTTCATCCAGCACTTTGCCATCCCGGTCAGTCTTCCATTTATACGATCTGATCTCCTTCAATAGGTTGGCTGATCGCTTAGTGATATAAAGAGGCATGCTCTTTACCTTCCGTATGCCCTCCGTAACGTCCTTGTCCGCAGAAATAGCATTGTACCCTGCCCTGCAAAGTTCTTCTATTGTTTTCGGCTCTGCAGCGTCGCAATATATATTCCCTGTCTTTGACATATCAACTGATTTATACCTTTCAATAAGGTCGCCAGTGGTCAATTTTGATTCATAGATAATTTCATCCCAATAAACCGCGCCATCGAAAAACTCTATACGTAATAAAGCTGAAGGAACATTATACCCGAAGTCCTGCCCATAAACAATTTCGCCACGCATTGGCAACTCATCGCACATCTTCCAGTGGGTGTAAATCGTTTCTGAACTGGTGCCACGCAGACCTAGACCGAATACTTTCCACAGGTTTTCATCTGCATCTTTAAGGCCCTCTATTTCCGCAATTTGTTCTTTAGTAAGATTGGCAAGGTTGTTTAAGTATGTGCTTATAATTAGCTTATTACCTGCCTTGTCTGCCACTTCATAAACCCATGAGTATTCATCAGCAGGATTGAAGTCTATGAAAATAACTTCTTTGGTTCTAAGAAACAATTGCAGGGCGGTATCCTTTCTCAGCAGATTAGCTTCGTTTATATATAGAATATCACGCCCCGGCCCTCGTACTCGTTGACTGTCATCTGCGCCAAAGAACTCAATATAGCTGCCTGTAGATGGGAAGGTGTAAATCTGATCGGTCCTGTTAAAATCATTCTCATTAAATAACATCTGTGCTTCCAGGTTCTGCAGCACGTCTTTTCGGGCACCCTTCTTAAGGTGTGGTAACGATGGGCTCACTACGCTAATCTCCTTTCGGCCGTATGGTTTACCTGTGATCTGATTGAGTCCTCCACTGGCAATATCTATCATTAGCTGAGAAAGTGAAAAAGTTTTACTCGACCTGGTGCTACCCTGGTTAGCTATCACCCGGTAGATACCTTTATCATAAGCCTTTTTATTGGCCCAAAAGACTGGCGTGGTATCAGTTTCAATCAGCATCGGGCAGCGGCTGGTTGCCTTGTTGTTGTTTGTAGGTAACGGTTATTCCTTCAGGCACCCTCACTTCCTGCTTTTCAGAAAGGCCTAAATCACGCGCTATTATGTTTGCATTAAATGCTCCAACTGCCGCGCCTTCAAACTTTTGTGTCCTGATAACTTCCTCCGCGTGCGTAGTGACTCCCACAAAATCTTCACGCTTGCAATAATTTTTCCACGCAGATTGACTGATTCCCAAATAGATACACAAACCAGAGAGGGTATATGGTCGTGCTGTTGGTATGGATATGATTTTACCAGTTTGGTCACCGCTTTTTATGGCTTCATTTTTTTGCCATGGATTTTCATCACACCATTGAAAATAACCAGCAATTTCTTCCCATAGCATTTCAGGTGTTTCGTATTCCTTATCCCTGCCATGCTTAGTTCTTAATTGCCAAAATTGATTGCCTGTGGGCGCTGCCATCCCTCAAAGTTACCTCTTATTTCGTTTCCTCTACACTGGTAGATACACCACTCGTTTTGAGTTTGACAACAAGCTGTACAGCAGTCCTGCAATTGTGCTTTGCCTTCAATTTCTCCATACGGCGATCTAAGGTGAACTTTTTCATATCGTGCATTCTGGCTATTTGAGGCAGGTTGTAACCGGCTGCTAGTAAGTCAATCAGCTGTTCGTTGGTTAGTTTTGGGGGCATTAAGTTACTCATAAGCTATAGTTATTTTATTATCCTTTTGAATCTCATTTAAATCACTTACCACCATCTCCCTCACCAACATTTGCAGGTCATATTTTGGTTCCCAACCCAACTTTGTTTTTGCCTTGGTAGCATCGCCGATCAATAGTTCCACTTCTGTAGGACGGAAGTATTCCGGATCCACAGATACTATCTGTTTGCCGGTTTCCAATTGGTAATTCTCATTGGTACAGGCAACCACTATACCTTTTTCGTTCACGCCTTCGCCGGTAAACTCTACTTTAATACCCAACTGGTCAAACGCCATTCTTACAAACTCCCGCACGGGTGTGGTTATACCGGTGGCAATTACAAAGTCTTCAGGTTTGTCCTGTTGCAAAATGCGCCACATGGCTTCCACATAATCCTTTGCATGACCCCAGTCGCGCTCGGCATTCAGATTACCCAGGTATAAGCAATCCTGCATGCCCAGTCCAATAGCCGCTACGGCACGGGTAATTTTACGGGTCACAAAAGTTTCACCGCGCAAGGGGCTTTCATGGTTGAATAAAATACCATTGCAGGCGTACATGCCATAGGCTTCGCGATAATTTACAGTGATCCAGTATGCGTATAATTTGGCAACGGCATAAGGACTGCGTGGGTAGAAGGGCGTTGTTTCCTTCTGCGGCACTTCCTGCACCAGACCGTACAATTCGGAAGTAGATGCCTGGTAGATGCGGGTCTTTTTTTCCAACCCCAGTATTCTTATGGCTTCCAGTAACCGCAGGGTGCCAATACCATCGGCATTGGCTGTATATTCAGGCGTATCAAAGCTCACCTTTACGTGGCTCATGGCAGCCAGGTTATAGATTTCATCAGGCTGTGTTTCCTGTATAATGCGAATAAGGTTAGCGCTATCGGTCATATCGCCATAATGCAGGCGAAAGCGGACTTCTTTTTCGTGTGGGTCCTGGTACAGGTGATCGATACGATGGGTATTGATCAGCGATGAACGCCTTTTTATGCCATGAACCATATAACCTTTTTCCAATAATAATTCCGCCAGGTACGCACCGTCCTGACCATTAACACCGGTGATGAGGGCTGTTTTCATTGGTTATTACTCTTTAGGTGATGTGGTTTGTTTTTGAAATTCATTTATGCAATAAATAATCATCTCCCTGCATCTATCAATCCCATGCTTCTTATAATTTTCTTCTATTGATTCTTTCAGACCCTTCAGTGTTTTAGCCCTAGCAACTACTTGACCAGATATAACTTCCCTGATAACATAAATGCCATTTTCCTTTTCTTCTTTATGATAAGCAAACGAAAGCCCTGGCAGCTCAGGAATATCATATTTGATGCCTTCCACACTATTGTAATAGATGCCCTTCCCATATTCATGGTATGCTGCATTTAATTTTATTATGTTTTTCCCCATTTGGTATAGTTTTAAAAAGGCCCTCATTCTAGAAAGAAGAGGGCGGTGGGATCCCCAACCAAAAACACTCATTTGGCATCCCGTAAAATATTTAATAATAATTTTCTTTTTATAGGCGTAGTCTCTTTGGTGCGTTCCTGTTTCTGCAGCCCATTTCTGGAAATGAAACTATAAATAAGAACTGAATTAACTTTTATCTTGGCGCTTATTTGCGGAGCTGTCATTAATTTATAATTATCTACAATGAACCTTTTTTGATCTTCCGTTAATGAGCCTTTCCGAGTTTTTGATAACCCCAATTGCTTCATCCATTTTGTTAATTCTTTTTTTGTAATCATTAAGCATTTGGCTAAATACCATCTACTATACTTATTGTGAAACCCTTTTAGCCAATACGCTTGATCTTCGGTTGGTTGCCCGACTGCCTTTGTCGCACACGGCTCACATTGAACCGCTCGTTTATCTCCCTGAAATTTCGTATTACAGATTGCGCAGATACAATGATAATTACCAGGTGCATAGCCCCCTATCGGGTAATTCTTTTCCATAGTTATTGTTGTTGCATTTGAATAATATCGTCTCCTGTATTCAGATAAAAGGTGTGTCCCTCAATTGGTCTACCGCCTGCATAACTCCAAAATACATTTCCGGCATCAATGCAGGCTCTAACATGCTCATATGCAACCGCACCGAAATCGTGGCTATCTCCATACAGCATGAAGGTCTTATTATCACGATCCCACTCCCACATACCGCCTCCCTTTACCTGTTCTTTATCAGTTACCAATTGCTTGTGAAAGGTGCATTTGCCTATAATCAGGTTATTACCTTCAACAATGAACTTTGGGAATACGTCTGTCATTATTTATTGTTTTAGTGGGTGTTTAATTCACTAAATGATTTCCAGCCTCTTTCGGTAAAGTGAGTGTTATAAACTTCGCCGCGTGGCTTAATTGGTTGCCAGTGTTCATCGCAGAACAGGCGATAGTGCCACACATTCATACTCTTGCCTTCAGGGCTGTATGGAGGCTCAACCCATAGTAAGTTCTTGTATGACCCGAACAGTAAATCAAGTATTTCCGTCAATGTCTTTTTTTCATTGCCACTTCTGAAGGATATGGACAAATGCCAACACCGCTCGTATTCCGGGTTCTTCCACCAGCCGCCTGAATGATAGCCGTATTCCTTCGTATAAACGATTGTAGCCGGGTATCGTTCAAGCAACCACCTGCATGATTCAAAGTAACCCGTATTTGAACGGCCATCCCAAATCCCTTTAACTGCTGCTGAAGTAATTCTCCTGCAAGCATCAGTAAGTAATGTATATTTATCAAGCACTCTCATTATCCATTGTTTAACTGGTTAGTGGTTTGCAGGTAAGCGTTGTAGTCGGCTTCGGTAGCGGGCACAAAATGAATGCCTTTGACCCTTCCCCCTGTTTTAAAGGATTTGCCTATTTCAGCGCGATCCGCTCCGGTTTTTTCTGACGCTTCCAGAATTGAGCTGTAAACTGACCGAATACTACCGTTTGAGTGTAAAACCGCAACAGGCTTTTTAAGCCTTGATGGAGGCGTTTGTTTTAGTATTTCTTTCAACGAATTGTGGTGATGCAAAACTCTTTGTTCAATATCCGAGATCTGTAAATACCCCTTAACCGAGCCAGACTTTATGAAATACTTATCCTCTCTATAATTATAATGAAAGTCGATGTAATACCATTTGCTTTTCTTATACCACACGCCACGTTGCATTGAGTCATAAACCTTGTTCCAGGTAAATCCATTCTGAACTATTTCCCGCATCCCTTTCCATATTTTCTCCACCTCAAATCTTTCGTTTACTTGGACTACCATTTGATTTTGTTGAGATCTTCCGCCTTTATTAAGACCTATTCTGTAAGCATGATAATTGTTCTCTGACGCTGTTACCCATTCTAAGTTTTCAAGGGAATTGTTTTCTTTATTACCGTCCTTGTGATTAACGAACGGCTTATTATCTGGGTTAGGAATAAACGCGTTTGCTAAAACTCTATGCAATAACATCTTTTTGGGCTTACCCTTGGCTTTTTTCTTGCCCGTTTTGTCGCTAATATCCTTATCATCAACTACTTGAAATTGTGGGTAGCCTACATTTTTAGCTACCCATGTATTTATGTACCATATCTTTCTAACCCTACCAAAATTAGAAACCTCGTATTGCTCATAGCCTTCAATTGGAATCCAAATTTCTTCCGTTGTCATTGCTTATCCTCCTTTTGGTTTAAAGTTTGGCTGCCCTGTTGTTTATAAACCATTATTGGCTCCTCCTCCCCTTCCCCGGATAGGGCTTCGTAGGCTCTTCTTTGTGGTGTTGCGCAGCCATTGCCAATATGCTTCAACGCCATCTCGTACTTATCGCACTTAGCTTGTAGGTTGGCGCTATCACTGAAAGACATTACTTCATTAGGGAATTGAAGTTTTTGCATAGCCATAGGTATAAGCCATTCAAGGTTTGGTATGTGAGCATAATCATTAGCCAATAATCTGTTAACTTCTATTTTTGCAACCTCTTCCTCTTCTTGTGTTTCGACATACTCGAACTCGTTAACCTTACCGATTGCGCAAAAGAAGTAAACACGCCAATCTTCGCCTGTAAGTACAACAAGGTCAGTCCACTCATTATGAAGTATGCCCGTTTCTTCAAGGAACTCCCTTTGCATAGCAGCTATAGGTAGCTCATCTTTTTCAATTTTACCACCTACTCCGTTTAGCTTCCCCCTTTGCCATGCTGGTTTGTTCTTCCATATTAAAACAACCTGTTTAAAAGTATGGTCAAAATAGAAGCCGCAGACGTAGTTTGTTTTACTTTGTTCCATCCAAAAATGTTTTTATTTCTGTTAAGAATTTATCATCCGGCTTTTGATCGGCATTCACCAATGATGCGAGTCTGAATAACATCTGTGTAGCAGCATCAAACCGCTTGCTCCTGTCAAGCACCACGGCGGTAATGCTTTCTCCCAATGGGATGCCAACTTCCTTAGATTGGCCGTAATCCAACATAGGGTTCAGCAATTCAGCCGCTTCTGCCTTCCATCGTTTCAGTTCGCTGATCTCCTGATGTGCCTGGTGAAGCTTGGTAGCGTATTCGGTGGCACCGGAGATGTATCCGGCTTTATGCGCTTTCAGTTCATCGTCGCTCAACGATTCGTCGTTGCTCATAAAGTCTAAAACATAAACTGAATTAGCTTCTATTTCTTTGACCACCTCAGCCGGTAATTGTGTGCTATCAGAGCCGCATCTTTCATCGTGCGGACAGGAAATCTCTCCTACTTTCCCGCATTTGCATAATTCGTTAGCCATTGGTTACCTCCTTGTATTTGGCGAGGGCAATTCTCAATCTGTTAATTATTTCAGTTGGCATTAATACGTGCCCTCTTGCCGGGTCATATAACATAGCAATCTCTTTTGCAATATCAATAACCGGCTGCACCTTCCCTGCCCATTCGGTAGCGCCGGACTGATAGTCCTCCTTTGAATTAGCCCAATTAAGGCTCTGTGCAAGAGTTATATGTTTTGCTTTCTCAGACCATTCAATATTAGCATGATGTTCTGCTTCCTTTTCTATACGATCAATCGTTTCCTGTGGTAGTGTCATTGGTGGTTGGTTTAAACTCAATGAAAGTTTCCGGCTTCCACGATGTTGACGGGATGCCATTAATTTTAAATGTGCTTATCTTAGGTTGAACATAAATATCTGGGCAAAGACGGCTCCAATAACCAGACGTATACTCAACATCGCTAATGAACGCCTTCTCCCCCTTGCTGTGCATTAGGTTGCCGCCAATTGTGATTATGTCACTTGCAAATGTCACTTCCTTATAAATTAAATCATGGAAGTGATCTCTTTCTTCAGATGCTTTTAGGAGTAATCTCATTAGTGGTGGTTAATTGGTTATTTATATATTCAATAAAGTGAAAGGCGCGCAGATGAACATCAGCGATAGTGCCGAACAATAATTGGGTGTTTAGTTTAGCTAACAACTTATTGGCCTTTTCATCACTCCTTAACACAAATGCTTTTTCTCTAATAGCATGGCAAACCGGCATCAACCAATTCCAGTCTGAATGGTATTTCATCTTTGGGGCATCAGAGGATTTATAATCTGTAATATGGCTGCCACTAAATGAACGCCCATTAAATACACCTATAGCATAATTCATTTCGGCTATTGTAGGTTCATTGCTCATTACAAGTATGATTTTAGTGGTGAATCCGGTTTGCTGTGGTCGTAGTAAAACAAACCTCCGCGATAGCCCATGCAATTTGCCGTAACTCTTATACTCTTAACCGCTCCCGACTTCCTTTTATACCATCGCCAGCTTTTACCTACGATATTTCCGTTTTTTGAAACTATATACCACTGCCACATTTTATACCAATGCTTATCTGAATCCATTCTTACATCGGAATGTAGGTGTATCCCTGGTTTGTTTTTAGTTTTGCTCATTAGTCTCATTTTTATAATCAATGTATTCAGAATGTATCTGAGCCAGATACCCACTAATAAACGCCGGTATGAATAACCACGCATCACCACATATCAATGACATGGCAGTCCCGACTATCAATGTAGGGAATACTATCGCCCTCCAATTGGAACGGAAGGCATTAATGGTGAACAGGCCGGTGAAGAAGAGAAATTTATTTATCTTGCGCATGTTTGGCGGGGTTGGTGTTATTTCATCCAGGCTATGGCGTTCTTTTCTCTTTCTGCACCATAGCAATCACGAACTATCTGCTTTGCCCAATGTAATGCACTTTGCATATGTTGAAACTTCATGCTGCCAATCTTTGGGCTTTCCGAAAGTTGCTTTCGGTATGCATCGAGTTTGTCAATTATTTCTTGCAACTCCGGCTGCTTTGTGCCTACTTCTTTTTTCTTTTTCATCTTACTGCTTTTTAAGTATTAAATATGTTTTATTCAGATCACACCCTTTTGAGGCGAGGAGGGTTATAAATTCACTAGCGTCAATAATGCCTAACTCGTTTCCGGCTATAATATCTTTACTGGCGCAGACTATCTCCCATGTGCCGATTGGTAAAGGCATGCCGCCAGTTTTATAATCATCTTCGACCTTATGCGTTTCCAGGTATTTTGAAAGCTTACTATAATCAGAAAGAATGTCATCATTACACCAGTTCTTGTAATTTGGTTCTTTCCAGATAATGTAACCCATATCAATGATGATATTGATTGCTCCCTGTGGCACCTCGACCGCCCAGTATTTATTTCTTAACTCAATCATGACCCCTCCTTTCACATTTCCAAACCTTATCCGGCGGGGTGATCAAATAAACTTTACCCCGCCAAGTCCGGTAATGCTTGCCGGTACATACCCCATCCTTAACCTCACAATACCCTTCGATCGAGTGGCAGAAAGATGGGGTGGTATGGGTGATTAGCAGTGTTGAGGGTACAGTGTTGGCCGGTGTCGTTACCTCTCCTTCCGGGCGAACGATGAACGCGCAGGAGGAGAATAAGAGGGAGAAGATGAGGTGTTTCATGATTGTAATGTTTTAGCGTCAATGGCGAGGCCGGCATCAATTAGGCCGAAAAGATCGAAGCCTTGTTGAAGGAGGTAGTGAAACTGGCTACCGCTCCATGACCGTTCACCAGTTGCATTAAAGAAATATTCTACATCGTCAGCCCTTTGCGACTGTGTGAGTAGCCCCCATTGTACCATAAGATCGTTTGTATAATTATGCCGGTAAATGCTAACGTTTATGTATTCGTCCTTGTGGACAACAAGGCTAGCAAGTTCAATAGCTTCGTCAGCCATCATATCTTCCAGGCGACGAAGCACTAACTTAATATTAGCCCGATTCGAAAGGGTTAACAGTGTGCCCTGCTTCGTCTTGATCGTGTAGTAACTATCGCCAATACCTATTAGTGTGCAGGTCATTACGCCCGCTTCCCATATTTTGCCGTGTAGATAATAATGCAAGTAGTCTTGTAATTTCATGCGTTTACTTTTCAATTGTTTACCAATAACTTTACTTAGCTGCCATGCTGTCGTAAAACCTATCCTCTTTTTATATAGGTAATCCCAAACAGTGATCTTATCCACTCCCATATAATAGTTAAGGTCATACAAATAGCGGAAGAAAAGGCGAATACGTTTCATGGTGTTATTTTTTAGGTAATTGCCCCACCACCCGCTCAAACGCCCTCTGCACACGATTGCTCGGATTGATTGCAAGTGGTGGCTTATATTTAGGAGCTGCCGTCTTGGTCAATCTGTTATAATAACAATGTCGTTGAACCACGCCTCGGGGAACACGTAACTTATCGGCAATCTCCTGGTGCGTAAACTTCTCGAAGTTCTCATTGATGAACTTCTTTTGCTTGTCGGTGAGGATAGCTGTTTTTGCGTTCTTCTTTGATTGGTTGGGGGTGGGGAGGGTCATAGTAGTTTCAATTGTGCTGTTTGTTCTTTAAATCGCTTATCCCCGGCTTCGAAATATTCTTTGTCAATTTCCCATCCGTAGTAATCAAAGCCCATCTGATAAGCTGCTAACGGCTGGATTGACTGCCCATGTGTGTATCGAGTACCTTGTTGCCGGGGTGGGCGTAATTAGTCAATAACCATTTGTATAGCTGGATGGGCTTTTGCGTTGGATGAATTTTATCAGAGGCCGATGATTTACCTTCAATGTTCCCGTAATATCTATAATCAAAGCATTGTGCCACTTTATCAAATGACGTCCATGCGAACTCGCCATCGGCAAAAGATGGAGCGGGCTGATTTTTATACCAGAAAATGAAAGATTTTGTCGGTGGGAGTCTAAAGTAATTACCTCCCCAAATTATCTGGTGTTTCGAAATCCTAAATAATTCTTTAAAATAAAGTTCATCAGGCGCCCATTTATCCCAATCCTTTCCTTTAATTCCTTTATCCAAAACAATCCGAGGACTATTTGAAATATCCAGCCCATACGGTGGGTCTACAATTGCCAGATCAAAGAACTTGTCCGGGTACCGGGCCATACCGATCATATTATCCTCGTTGTATACTTCGCTTATTGGCATCGTTTATTTTTTACTTTTTTACCTCCCACTCCTTCAACTCCACCTGATTACCCACCTGATGCGCTATATAGGCCTCGCCACCGGCTTTCTTTATGGAGTTGAGGAAATCTATTTGATCGTCGGAAAGGCGGTCGTTAAGCGTTTTAACCTCACAAACAACCCATCTCGCATCTTTCGTTATGCCGATGATATCCGGAATCCCTCGCCGACCTATGAACTTACGGCCACGTACTGCGATGTTGTTCTGAATCCATACGTCATACCCTCGCCAGGTTAATTCCTTAATGGCCGATTCGCGGATGGTGGCTTTGGTGAAGGTTATGGTAGGGGCACTACGCATATTTATTCCTGCGTTATGGTGAAGTTGGCTTTCTTAATTCGCTGGGGTTTATCGCAAATGGAAACATAAGTCCCTCCCGCTGGATAGTATTGATGGTAGTTACCTTGCGCGTCGAACCAAAACATATACTGCCCTGATTCACCATACGCCCCACCATCGTCGAGAACTTCATCAGTGGTATACAAAGTACCTCCAATATGCACAGTATTGCTATAGCCGGTATTATTCATTCCATTGCCATTAACTGTCTTTGGTGATAACCTCTTACTGCCTGACGTTACTTTCCCTTTAACGGTCGAATATTGCAATACGTCGCCAGTATAAGAACTTATAATGTACAGATGTTTAATTGATCCAGGTTGGTTGTCACGCTTCAAACGCTCAATGATGTTTTCCTGTTCAATGGTTTTTCCGTTTGCGTCAGTTTGTACTGCTGTACTGGCTTTTGTAATACCCGAATCTGATTTCTGTTGAGTTGAAATACTGCCATCGCAGGCGGTCAACAGAATTGTAATTAAAACAATTGTGAGAACTGATTTCATTTTGATTATTTGAGAGTTAATAAATACGGTTTGTATTGACGAGGTAAAGGCTCCAGGTTAGAGGCCGGTAGTGTTCCGACATTGCAGAATGAATAATTAAACTTGCTCATACCGGCGTTATAATCTGCTACAAGCTGGTTATAGATCATTAGAATGCCCATAGCTTCAGCCTTCGACTGTTCGTAATAGAACTTATCATCCTTGTCCTTTGTATTATAATCCTGAAGATTTGCCTTATAAGCGTTCAGGTCGGCCCGTTTGCTATCAATAGCCGCTGAGAGGTCTTTAAAGTATTCATATTTTTTAAGAAGGGCTGATGAGCTGAACTCCTTATGAATTGTATCTGCAGTATTGCCGCATGACCTGATAATTGAAAAGGAAATTATCAACCCAATAATAATTCCGAAAATTGAAAAGAAAAGTTTCATGTAGTGTTTTTAAAACGTAAAATATTTTTTACCGTATTAGCTTTTATTATTTCTGATTCCTTCTATCATCACCAGTCAGGTTCACCACATTAAACATTTCACGCATACGGCTTGCGACGCGATAACCATATTGCTCCTGAATGCTTTTGAAATTATTATTTGTTGTAATAATGAGGTGATTGTAGCATTTACTTCTTAGGTATGTCTTTTGAATGAAGTTGTTAAACCAGAGCTTCAATGTTCCAAAGTGCTTTACCTCTGCTTCTTCGGCTCCTACATCGTCCAGGTATAAAATTTTCCTCCCCTGCATATCAATCGTGTAATTACCATCTTCCTCAACTCT